TACTTTTAGTCCTGTTATCTCTTTTGATGACAGGACTTTTATATTAAACTTGATTTTACTCATTTCTACTTTGTTCTGTTATTAGCCATATACTTCTCTTACTTTCTCAATCCAATCCAAATAAGCCTGCCTTGCTTTTTGTTTAGCAAGTTGCTCCATTGAATCAGTGATAGTATCGCCGTTCTCTTCCATGTCCTCACAAAAATGGTCAACCCAACTAAACGGGTCATACTCTATAAATTCTTCCGTCCGGCAGAACGGGCAAGGAACGCCCTCTCCTTTGTCATAAAGATTACCATTCTCATCACAGTAGTCTAAATCTTGTAATATACCACCAACGCAGCACGCATCGGGATAACTTGCGCCCCAATATGGAAATTGAGGACACGGTTTCTTATTTTCACTCATATCTATTTTATTATACGTTAAGTTTGTTTTTCTTACGGGTATTCCATTCATTCTCTATTTTGGATATGGCTTCCATGATCGTGCTAAAAAGTCTAATTGGCATTTCTTCACAACAAGGATCTATAAAAGACACGCATCCTTTTTCGTCAATCCTATACCGTATTAATAGCTGCTTACGGTCATCTGCTTGCTTCTTTTTACTCATACTTGTATCTTTTTGAATGTTATTGTATTGCTTCGTCAAGATAACCTATTGCATCTTCAAGTGATGAATATGCTGAATCAAGGTTATCAACTGCGTCTGTCATTTTTTCACCTTTCTCACCATCTTGTAGTGACTCAGGGAGATTGTCATAGGCTTCTTGCTCTTCATCCTTAATATCTTCGATTTCGGTTTGCAGGTCTATCAATTGATCTCTGATGTCCTGAATCATTTTACGTCTGTCTTTATTCATTTCAATCTGGTTATACGTTAATCACCTATGATTTGATGTATTGAGTATGTCTGCTTCCCTTTGAATTTAGAAAAATCGACTAATGGTTGCTTGTGATAAAGCGCAATAGCAACTTTCCGGAATCTTTCGTAATTACGACTATCTATTGGAAATAATAAATTCTTTTTCATAGCTTCAAATAACTCTTTACGGGTATGGGCGTAATGTCCCATACAGCTGTTCTCCGCAAATTCATGTTTAATTAGATGGTTATGGTAGGATTCATTATCCTTTGATAGAAAGATTCTCAACCTTTCTAATTGGGTAAAACTCAAACGTTTATTCCCTTGCCTTGATATTTCTGTTTCTTCCAACCAGGCAACAAGCTCAATATTATAGAAGAAACTATCATATTCTCTCCTGTAAAAATAGTGTATTTCCATGTTTGTTTTATTATAATTCTATTGGACTAAAAACTTCATTAAAAGTATTATCAATTAATGAATTAAAATTTTCATCGAAGGAATCAGGATATTCAAATAAAACGCTTACCAATTCATCTTTAGATTCACCTATATTGATAATAATTGGTAGATTATCATCATGTACTTTCTCAATGATCGCATTGATTAGTTTGGGATTTACTAATAATTTATTAAGCATTATATTACTCGGATAAAGTGGATAATTTAGTTATTTCATCTATCATTTTTAATTCCAAAGGTTTAAAGGAATTATTTCTAAGTTTGTAATAAAAAGTAGTATATGACATTCCACTTTCCGTTAGTATCGCATTTCTTACTTCTTCTTTTTTATTATCCGGTAATCCTGAATAATAATCTCTAAAATCTATTTTCTTCAATTTCTGCTCTTTTTTCATACGTAGTATAATTTTTAGTGCTATATTTATAGTGCAAAGGTTGTATTAATTAACCATTATAGCAAATTAATAATACTTTTTCTTGCTATAAGTAGTATTATTTATACTAAATCTAAATAAAGAATCATGTTTAATGGACAGAAAATAAATGAATTAATAGAAAAAGAGATGGCGACAAAAGTATCCATCTATAATTATGCCGGAATAAGCAAATCTCAATTGGACAATATAATTAATGGGAAGAATATCCCAAATGGAAAAATAATTGAAAAAATAGCTGATTTCTTTAAAGTTCCGATCGATTACTTTTTTGACAGAAGCATAGAAACATCATCTGTCAACATTGGTCATCATGTGAATGGAAATGGGAATAAGGTTTCCGGTGACATAACCTTAAGTGAATGCAAGAAAGAAAATGAGCACTTGAAAGAATTACTTTCTGAGAAAGAAAGAACGATTCAAATTTTAATGAAACAAAATAGCATTTGAAGTCTAAGGAATTTCCGTTAACTCGGACAAATTTCGGACAAATAGTATATAAAAAACAAAATGAAATGGATGTAAGCAATTGATTTTCAAATATGTTTTTTTTGAAGAAAAATAAATTAGGTCAGGCCTCCGCAACTTTTAAGAGGGTAAATAACTAAAATACAGTTATTTGCCTCTTTTTCTTTAAAAGAGGTCGGACAAATGTCGGACAAAAAAAATAGATATAAAATCATCGTTTACATTCTTCATACTTGAAAGAATGTAAAAAAAATGTACTCCAAAACCAAAAAAGGATCTTCTCTACATGAAGTAATTTCCTACACGTTACCTAAATTACATACGGGAAAGAATTGGTATGTTGATTTTTTATGCTTCGACCCGGTCGATGGGAAGATGCGTAGAAAAAAATATATGTTAGATTCGATTAAGAAATTATCCGATCGAAAAAAACAAGCTGCAGATATTATAAGCAATTGCACCAATCGTTTGAGATCCGGTTGGAATCCGTGGGCTGATATTTCAAACTCAAGACAGTTCACTAAATTTGATGATATCTGTGAATTGTACAGGAAGTACCTCATAAAGATGACTTCTACTGCCGCTTTAAAGCAAAAAACGCAAACGGATTATTTATCAAGATTGAGCATCCTTATCGACTATAACCAAAACCTTCCTATACCCATAATATATATATACCAATTTACACGTGCGTATGTCAGCGATTTTTTGGACCATATATTTCTAGACCGAGATACTTCAGCGAGAACACGTAATAATTACCGAGTATGGCTATCTGCATTTTCTGCATGGCTGATAGAAAAACAATATTTGGAAAAGAACCCGGTAGAAGGAATAAAGAGCTTGGAGGAAACTGAGAAATTCAGGTCGGCTTTGGAAAGAGAGGATTTGATACGGCTGAAAGATTACCTGTATAAAGTGGATAGGTATTATCTTCTAGCTTGTAGGATGGAATATTATACCTTTATTCGTCCGGATGAGTTATCAAATATTCGGCTACGTGACATCAATATCAAGGAGCAAAAAGTGTTTATTGCATCAACAATATCGAAGAATAGACGTGATGGTATGGTAGGATTGAACGATGAATTAATAAAGTTAATGATTGAATTACAAATATTCAGCTATCATTCCGAATGTTACCTTTTTGGACGAGACTTTAAGCCATCTACAAAAAAAGCTGATTCGCGGATCTTCAGAGAAAATTTTATTAAAGTACGCGCTGCGCTTAAATTTCCAAAGAATTATCAATTTTACTCTTTAAAAGATTCGGGTATTCGTGACTTAGCCAATGCTGAAGGAATAGTGATTGCGCGTGATCAAGCACGGCACTCCGATATATCAACGACAAATAAATATCTGAAAGGCCAAAACATGACAGTACATGAAGAAACGAAGCATTTTAATGGAGCATTTTAAATATATAAAAAACAATGCCTCACTTTTCAGAAGCATTGTTTTTTATATGTAGATGTTCATTTTTGAATTCTACGATCCTACACTCCTACAAAATTAGAAGGAACTCTTCAATAAATATTTTACCAATACCGACTTTTCCTCTGTGGTCATATCTTGATTTAATTCGTTCGAAATGATGTTATTAAGTAGTTCATCTTCAGAAAGAATTTTGGTATCGGGTGATTTCTCCAATTCCTCATTATAATATTCTTCTAGAATACCATCAAACGCATTACGCCACGTTGTAAATTGTTGAGTTGTAAGTTTATGTTCATCTTCGACGTCATCCGGTTTGGTTTCTTCTTTCGCTACTTTTTCATATTCCTTTATCTTGTTAATTTCCTCACTTACAGTTATTTTCAACTTAAAATATTTCAAACTAGCTTCTTTTCCAAGCCCACTTACTTTTACTTTTGAGAATGCATTATTGAATTCAATTAATTCTTGTCTTTTCATACTTTTTTCATTTTACTGGTTAATAATTTGTTTAATAGCTTCATTGCCAAGTTCCGTTGCTTCTTCTAAATATTCCGGCAGGCAATTAATAAAATAAGTCACGGTATTGCGCTCATCGTGATTTTTGACATAAGAAACATCTCCGATAAAAGCATTTACATCCGCATGGCTTTGTATTCTTGCAGATATACGTTCTACTTTCTCATCCAAGTCACGAGTAACATCACCTACTAAAGAAATATTAGTACCTTCAATAGTCACATTACTTACTCTTTTTTCTTCGTTTACAGTAACTGTTGCCATAATGATAATAAATTAATTGTTAATAATTGATTTTAAATATTTGACTTCCTTTTCCAAGATTTTTATCTTTTTCTCCATTTTTGATTGTTTGGTCTCAATAGAACGAAACTTATGGTCGTATTTACCCATTTTGTCATCTAACTCAAGCCCCACAGCCAATGCCAAAGAAATATATTGAGGAGAGAGATAATTGATACCTAAGTAACCATCTACCCCCTTTTTAACTGTACTTGCAAGAAATGATTCTTGTACCTGATCAGCCATCAATCCCATGCTATGCCGGGAAAGCTCATGATCCTTATTCATTGCATAGTCAACATAATCAAATTCATATATGCCACCGAGCGATTTCAGTTTT